GTATTTTCAACTGCTTCAAAAATAGTATCTTGTGCTAAATAAGGTACTTCATACCATTTATTATTATCAGAATCAACTGCACTAACTAATGAAATTACATTAGTATCAGTAAGAGTAACGGTAGGAAAACGTTCAGAATTACCAAATGTAAAGGTCGTTGTAGTTAAAGTTCCAGCCGTAGCTTTCGCAGTTTTTTGTAATAAATAAAATAATGGATTACCATTAATATCATAATTTAAAACAGAAATGTTTATAGGTGATGAACCTGAGTTTGAAAAGTCTATTTTATCATCAATATAAAAAGCTACATTTCCTATTGTAGATTGCAATTGTGTTCCTTCTTCTAATACTAAAGCATAACTAAAATCAGGTACATATTGACTATTTACTAAAGTGGAAGGCACTGATTGAAAAACTGTAACCTCAACAGAAGCAGCACTAGTAACTTTAGGACGGTATCCAAAATTATAAGCTATAGCTAGTAAGTTTTTTCTTTGTTTAGCAAATTGCAAGAAATTTTCTTGAATTTGATTATCGGTATAGAATGAAAGAATATCACCAACATATGAAGCCATTTCAATAAGCATCATACCTGGTGAGGTATCTGAAAAATCATTATAGGTATTAGGATAATAAGTTTTAGCAAAGTTAATTAACTGTGCTTTTAAACTATCAAAATCCTTATTTAAATATTGTACTGCTTTAGTATTAGCCATTATTAAAATTTATTGCAATTTCGTCTTGTATGTTGGTATTTAATATAGAATAACTAAAATATACTTGAATTATATTTTGATCAGGTGAAGTACTAACTGTAAGTTGATTTACTTTAACTTGAGGAAAATAATCACTTAATCCAAATTTTATAACATCTTCTATATTTTGAACTGTACCTTGAGTAATTTGTTCAAATAATTGTTCTCTAATACCTGCTCCAAATGTTGGATTCATTATTCTTTCTCTTTTTCCTGTTAAGAAAAAATTTAAAATATTAGATTTAGTAGCTTCAGCAGTAGTATAAGTAATATTTAATCCAGTTGGACCATCGAATGGTAATTGAATACCTACACCCTTACTAGGTTGTAAGTCTAAAGGATTAATATATACTATATTATATGCCATTAAATACTACCTTTTTCTTTTAAAACACCCATAAATTTAGAAAAATCAGGTACTACATCAATACTAACGTCATTTATATCTCTAACAGGACCTTGTGATTTAATCATTTCATCTACAGTTGCTACTACAGGAACATTACTTCCACCACCCATCATACCTGGAGCTCCTCCTGCCCAACTTACAGCATCAGAAGCATTATATCCATTACCACCATTTAGAGATCTCCATTCACCTGCTTGAGCAGTTTCATTTAATATATCTAACATAGGATTACCTGTTGAAGGAATTGGTTTTCTTTCTTCAGCAATTATATCTGAAAATTTAGGTTTATAAGTAGATTCTACTTTAGAATAGGGTTTGGTAGATAAATTATTAGATTGATTTTCAATTAATTCAGGTTTACTAGCAGCCTTAACTGCTTCAAGTAGAATGTCTCTCATTTCTTCTTGAATAGCCTTTTTAACTTCTTCTCTAATTATTTTTCTGAATGCATCTAATTTCATGGATATAAATATTTAATATTAAAACTTATTTTAATCTGGTGTTACTGGACCTACTATGGTATTATCAGGATTTAATCCTGTTGATGTTACTATATTTGTTACTTCTTGATCCGTAGGTGAATTATTACCTGGGTTACTAGTACTTGTTTGACCTTGTTTATCAATATAATATTGGCCTTCTTTAATTAATACTTGATCATTAGTGGCATATGTTGGGGTACCTTCGTATTCAATAACTCCTCTTTGATCAGCTACTACTACAGTTCTTCTTAATAATTTTATACCAGCATCTACTACTTCTTCTTTTATTATATTAATAGTATAACCACTATATAATAATGGTAAAGTTTGTGTTTTAGCAGTAGGAAATAAATTATCTAAAGTAGCTAAATTACTATTTAAAGAATCAATACTTCCTTGTACTGAATCTAGTAATATTTTATCTTCGTTAGTATAAGGACATGCTTGAAGATTTTGATATAATATATTAAGTCCTGTTAATAATTGTAATATTTGTTTTCTTATACGTTTTATATTTAATAAAACTGTATTAGCTAAAAATTTAGAAATAATAACTGTTATTTTTTCTAAATCATCAATTAATTGATTGCTTTTAGAAATTCTATCAGATTGAGTATTTAAAGTTCCTATAGGTACACCTACTCCTCCAGTTGCTGGAGGAATAACAGCTGTTGGAATTGGGTTAAATTTTAAAATTTTAATTACAAATTTATATACTTTAATTAAAACATTAATAATTCGTATAATAGCATTAATTAATTTAATTGTTGCTTGAATTTGAACTATAGCTTGATCAACAGCTTTTACTTGTCTAACTAAAAATCCAACACTTTCTCTAAATCTTTCAGGTTTGATAATACCTGCTAATTTTTTATTTATAGCTTCTTCTTGTCCTCCTATAGCCAAAGTAGCAATATTAATTGGAGATAAAAATGGAGATAATTTTCTAACAAATGCTTTTAATATAGTAATTTTATTAATTGTATCTGTTGTTGGATCAATAGTATCACTAGTAGCAACTAATGCTAAATTTATAGACTGGATAGTTTTCGCTAAACCTTCCCCACCAGGAATAATTGCTATTAAATCATCTGGAGGGATGATATCTTCTAAAGATAATCTTATTTCTTCAATAGATGCTTGATAGGATTGAATTCTAGCTTTATATTGCTCATCTGTTTCTCCTTTTAATCTTGCAGGATTTAATTTATCACCTGTTTTATTAACAAAATCAGTTGCAGCCTTTCCATATTTTAAAAGTTTAGCTTCTGCAACACCTCCAGGAGGTAATGCTTTAGTTAAAATATAACCTAAGGGATTACAAAAATCAATAGAATTAACCTCCATTAATACATTATTAATTTGAGTTAAAATCTTAATAATTTGATTAGAAACCTTACTAATTCTCTTAGGGGCTACATCACATAATATTCTTGATAATCCTGCTGGTACTGCCATTATAATAAAAAGGTTTTTTCAGATCTAATTTTTTCTAATTTAGCTGATAATTCTAAAGCATCAGTTATTAAATTGTCACCTGATGTAGTTACAGATGGAATCCCTACACCATTACTATCAGTAGCTGTATATAAACCATTTCCTAAATCTGTTAGTGCTGAAATTAAATAATTTAATAAATTATATAAATGTTGTCCTTTAATAGCAGGTTCTGGTTTATCAATATCTGTTTCTAATCCTAGATAAATTTTATCGGCATTAATAATTAAATTATCATCACAATTAAAATGAATTGTTCCTGCAGATGAAAAACTAATAGATTCTTTAGCAAATAATAATATAGAATCTTTTTTAGAATTAATAGTAACTCTATCAGAATTAAAAATCAAATGATCTCCTGTATAAGGAAATGCTGGTTTATAAGATGAAGCCATATTATTTTAAATTATCTGCATTTTTAGGTGACTGATCTAGATTTGGGAAAGCTGGATCTGATATTTGTAATGAACTATTAAATGCTGCTCCTATTGTTACTCCAAATGATTGTAAATTTTTAGAAGCATATTCTAAAGGAATATCTTGCCCTGCACACATATAAATTGATGAACCATCATTATTTGGATCCTCATAAACAGGAACCCACGGGTCAGGATTTATATCAACCATTGATTGATGATTTCTAATAATAGTAATAGGCATTCCTACCTCACCTATAGAACTCCATGGATTATTAGGTACTTTTTGTTTAGTAGTTGAAGAAAATCTAATTGAATTACCCCATCTTCCCTCTAATAATACATCTCCCTCTTCAGGTAATAAACTGCGTATATCTCCTTTTTCGATGAATGTATGACCAAAATTTAATTCACCACCATTATACGTAGCTATATCGGGAAAAGCATTATGATGAACACTATTCCATAATCCAACTGTTGTTAAATAATAAAAAGTTTTAGCATTAGGTTTTTCATTCAAATCATATGAAGGAGCACTTAATATTAAAACTATCTCATTTAAAAGAGGATATTTAGAAATATTATTAAATAAAGGTTTAGCTATTAAACTAGAAGGCTTATCGGTGTCTGGTTTAGAATTTAAAGGAGTAAATTTAATTGAACCTAACCCTGCCCAACCACCTGCTGCTGTAAAAAAATTTGTAGTTTCAGTATTTGGAGATAAAACAATATCATTAACACGAGCAAAGAAAAATAGACTTTTAGATCCATTTCCCTTTCCTGATGCTATATTAGATATACTCTGCTGTAAACTAGGATATAAATTACTCATTTATACTTAATTTTCTAACTGGAACTTCTTCTTCAGATTTAGTATTTAATTGTTGAATTGATTCAAAAAGCATTTCTTTTTCAGCATCAGAAATTAACATACCATCATCACCTGAAGAAGTATTCATAGCTCTTTGAACTATACCTGCCATTTTAATTAATAAATCATC